GACGTGCTCAAAGAGTATGGGTTTGATCCAAAGCTCGTGGATATCGGTGGTGGATTTTCATCCGCTATGGATCTCGAAGAGGCGGCTGAGTACATCAATGACGCTCTGAAAGAAACCGGGTTGGACCAGTACGAGGTTATCGCTGAACCGGGTCGATTTTTTGCAGAGAATGTAGCGACGCTATACACGCCAGTCATTGGTGTGAAGAATGGTGCTGTAACTATCGACGAGTCACTGTACGGCGCATTCAACTGCATTCTGATGGACCACGCCGAGCCCGAGCCTGAGGTGGATGAATCAGTCGAACTCGAAAACGTCACGTTGTTTGGAAGCACGTGCGACGGTGCAGATATAATTGCCCGAAGCATCGCTTTGCCGTGCGGGCTTAAAGTGGGGGACATGCTGACGTGGAAACGCATGGGAGCGTATACGATGGCGGCGACGACAAACTTTAACGGTATTCCATTTAATCAAAGGCAGATGGTTTACATGAATGTCTAATAGGCGGAGGGGTGCCCGAGTCAACGCCTCCTTCGCCACGCCTCCTTCGGGTCAAGAAGAAACCTCCGGCTCGCCGTCATCTGAAAAGTCGATGATGAACGCATTTGCTGAATCTTCACTCCGCCCCTCTGGAATGTCCGTCTCCCACCCCACAAACACCACCATCAATTGGTTCCCATGTCCGTCTAACCACTTATCCTCCTCCTCGAACAAATTCCACAGGATACACCTCTGCGGGTCATGCTTCGCTTGAATCGTTCCATCCTTGCACACAATGTACGTCTCGCTCCGCACTGGAAAATCTTCGTACTTTGCGCCGTAGTGGGGAGAATTCACGTGAACCATAAGCTCCGCCTTGAACACGAGTCCGGGACGCTTGAGAGTCGTCATTTTGAATTTTTGGGTTTCTTTTTCTGCTTGTCCTGGACAACACGCGTATTTTCTTTTGACTGACGGAGCTCGGTTGCACGTACCGCCTTTTGTGAGTACACAGAAAAATCGCTCTTTTTACGAGCCGAGTTTCGCTTACGATCACGAGCAGAGTCTTCCATTTTTAATTCCTTTCCACCGCAGGTGGAAAGTCCTCGACGGGTCTGGCAAACAAGTCGCGAAGCGACTTGGTCTTTACTTTGAGACGAGTCCATGCTTTATATTTGGATACTTAGAATCTTCCTGGAGACCGAGATAGTACCCAGGCTGCTGAATACCGAAAAACCTGTACACGAACATACCGATGAGAATCCAAGCGAGGAGGAAGATCCCCCACGATTGAGCTCCTTTGAGTTTGAGGGCGTACCCTACGAGTCCTGACCCTGCAAAGGCGAGAAGCCAATTCCACAGCGTCAAGTCGAGTACTTTCATTAAGTTATATCAAGTTTTTTCTCCTTTGCCACTGACAACGGGCACTACGTGCCCCCCTTGGACTTTTTACATAGCCTTATACTCGGACTTTCCGTACATTCTGGACACACCCTGCAGACGAGCCAGGATCATGAGCACGATGACGGACAGGAGGGTCGTGAAGATGGCGCTCAACAGGTAGTAGCTGCCGCCGTTCTTGCTGACGTTCACCAGCTGGGAGATGGTCCAACGGATCACATCCATCCACGCGATGGCGGTCGCGAAGAAGAAACCCGCGGAGACGGAGGGGGCAAAAGTGCCTGCTGCTGTGGATACAATTCCGGACATTTTACTTTATCTGGAGAAAAAAGATTCGAGAACGAATGGTTTTACTTCCAGTGGGTCCATCAGGTGTCCGAAGGACACCATCGCCGCGCAGCGGTCTGGGAGTCCTGAGAATGAAGGTCTTCGCCCTTCGATCATTCAGAGTCAAAAAAGTAGTACCCTGGACCGATGTCGACGTACGGCAATGGATCCTCCTCCTCGTCATCATCCTCGTAATCCTCCTTCTGGAGAATCACAGAGTACTTGACTCTCGGGACCAACTCATCCTCCGACTCTTCCTCATCCTCAAAGAGTTCATACATACTCTTCCATTGCTTTATTGACTGCATTCTTCAACGCATCTTCTGCTGGACTCTCTGGTTCCCATGCTTCCCATGTATCGGCACACTCGTTCATCTTGATTGCGTATTCGTTGTCTGTGCCTTCGTACCTGGTCCACCGATCCTCTTCTTCCTCTTCGTCCTCCTCCTCGTTCTCCTCCTCTTCGTCTGACTCTTCGTCGTAGAGCTCTGGAAACAGGGACCCAATCTGTTTGCCTGTGACTGTCCTGGCAGCGTACATGAGCCCGTAGCACATGTCCTGAGCCACGACACAATCACGCCCGGTCGCCTTGGCGTAGTGAGCAGCGAGAACGACGGACGACTCCATCACGGGTAGAAATATGTCCATTATCGATTTCTCCATTAATCACAAGTACTTGTTAGCCTTTAAGACGAGTACTTAACTATGAAGGTGTCATAAAAACCACTGTTTGTCAAAGTTTCAAACGTACTTCCATCTGCGTTGTAAACTGTGACCGGATTATATTCATAAACCCCTGTGACGTACACATTTCCAGAAATGTCAAATGAAATACCGTATCCAATATCACTAGTTGTACCTCCGATACGCGTCGCCCATTGAGCCATTCCAGACGTGTTATATTTGACTACAAAGACGTCATAAAAACCACTGTTTGTCAACGTTTCAAACGTACTTCCATCTGCGTTATAAATTGTAACCATATTAGAATCATATGCTCCCGTGACGTACGAATTTCCAGAACCGTCAACTGAAATACCGTCCCCAGTGACGTTACCTGAACCAGCAATACGTGTCGCCCATTGAGCTATTCCATATGTATTATACTTGACTATATAGGCATTATTAATTCCAGAATTCAACAAAGTTCCAAATGTACTTCCACCTGCATTGTAAATTGTAACCGGATTAGAACCATAGTACCCCGTGACGTAAGAATTTCCAGCTCTATCAACTGAAATATCATACCCAGGGTCGTTACCTGTACCACCAATATGCGTCGCCCATTGAGCGGTTCCAGACGTGTTATACTTTACTATAAAGGCGTCATAAGAACCACTGTTTGGCAAAATTCCAAACGTACTCGTATCTGCGTTATAAATTGTAAGAATAATAGAATTATAATACCCGGTGACGTACACATTTCCATCTCTATCAACTGAAATACCGTATCCAATATCAATAGTTGAACCAGCAATACGCGTCGCCCATTGAGCTGTTCCAGACGTGTTATATTTGACTACAAAGACGTCAACAGAACCACTGTTTACCAAAGTTCCAAACGTACTTCCATCTGCGTTGTAAATTGTAGCCGGATTAGCACCATAGGTTCCCGTGACGTACACATTTCCAGAATCGTCAACTGAAATACCGTATCCATACTCGATAATTGCATCAGCAATACGCGTCGCCCATTGAGCAGTTCCAGACGTGTTATACTTGACTATAAAGGTGTCACTAAAACCACTGTTTACCAAAGTTCCAAACGTACTTCCATCTGAATTGTAAATTGTAACCGGATTAGAATCATAATACCCCGTGACGTACGAATTTCCAGAATCGTCAACTGAAATACCATACCCAGCGTCTACAGTTGAACCAGCAATACGCGTCGCCCATTGAGCGGTTCCAGCCTTGTTATACTTTACTATATAGACGTCAAAAGAACCACTGTTTACCAAAGTTCCAAATGTAGTTCCATCTGCATTATAAATTGTAGCAGGATTAGGACCATAAATCCCTACGACGTACGAATTTCCAGAACCGTCTACTGAAATTTCGCTCCCAATCTCATCACCTATACCTCCAATACGCGTCGCCCATTGAGCGCTCCCTGCAGTAGGAAGGGTGCTTAACTCTCCAAGTCCAGCTAGTGTAGTACCACCTTCCTGAACTGTATCAAACAGTGACGTTGCCGCACCGTCTGCAATCCGAACGACGTTGTGCGTCACGGCGTAGACCCGAATCTGGCGTGAATATGCACACGATGACAGTTCGAGTGTGTGCATCTGGCGTGTCATTGTGGACATGTTCACGGATCCAGTGGGTTGCGTCGGGTGTTCGGGGTCCAGTGCGAATGTGTACATGTAAAACTGCCGATCAGGTACACGTGTGTGATTCTCAAGCCCCTGAATTGTTCGAAGGAACAGAGGTGTTCCAATCTCGACAGGGATGACGTCGACGCCGTTAAACTGGAGACGCAACGAAACGAGCTGTTCGGCTCCGATGTTCGTATAGTCATAGGCGGCTGATCCGTCCGTCTGGATAACCCAATACAGTTCCTTGACCGGTCGTGTAAACTCAGTCAGGAATGACGACTTTGTGATGTTTGCACCTACTGTAAACTGTAGACTCTGAATCGTATGGGTAAGGTAATCGATCTTTGCTGTTTTGAAATAGTCACGTTCGGCTTTGGTCACGTACACGTAATCGACAAACAGATTGACATTGATAGCTGCTGTCCAATTTAGGGTTGAAAACTCTTGACTGGCTCGAAACTTGACACGAAACACCGGTGCTTTATCGAGTGCACACAGGGGCAAATTGAGCCGAAAAGGCATGCGAATGTAGTACGCCGACAGATTACTCGTCAGACCCTTGCCGACGAGTGTCGTCAGAACCGGTTGCTTCCCAGTCGTGACGGTGAGATCATTCATGAGTTCGAGCGATTCGCCGTAGTGACGCTCGAGGAGGTCATTCTCGTACCGGAGTTCGACAAACTCAATCATGCGCGTGCCTGTCGAATCGTCGACTGAAGCTGCGACGGGCCAATCGACCCGGAGGTACATGTTGCCAAGAGCCACGTCACCCACTTTGGCGATCCATATCGAAATGTCATCGCCAAAGTGAACATCTTTTGGGAATTGAAGGCGTGTCACCTGGTGTGAAAACTGAGCCGGTGGGCCTGTCGAGGAATCCATTCCTCTTCTACTTTACGAGTCGAAAATAAGTCCGCCGATTCCGCCTTGGATGGCGAGAAGATTGAACACTTTAGAGAACACTTGAAGTTTTACATTCGAGGGGGCTGCTGATACCAACGTGACGTCTACGTATTGTTCAGCGACACGCGACATGTTCACGGTTCCAGATGGTGCAAGTCGCTCTGGGTCCCAAGAAACAGAGTACACACAGACATTGCTCGACGATGGCATGCTCGTGTGCGCTTCGAACGCTCGAATGTATCGTGTCATGATTTGATCGTCATCGACGAGGATTTCGTTATTCAGACGGAATACAACATGGTTGATAACGCCTGGAGAATCGACCGTGATCCAAAACTCACGAACCGGTCCACGTACGTCGAGTCGAAAAGACCCTTCTGTTTGCCCCTGGAGAATCGTAAACTCATTGACTATTGTTTGACCGTACAGGTTTTGTGAACGTGGTGGGGCTGGTTCGTCAAAGGTTTCATACTTGATAATCATGCTTGACGCGAGTGTTCCCGCCATTGTCAAAGGATTATACTGAATAAAATCTTGATATGTCGCGTTTGGATCAGGCGAGTCATCGAATTCTACAATGTAAATATATCTTGAACCTACGACAAACCTCATACCTTGTATTGTAAGTCTATATGTCGGATCTGTATTAAGAACATTTGTACGGTGAGTAAGAAGTGATATGTTTGGATGAGAACCATCTGAAGCGTTAATTGTTCCATCTGGGCGAAAGTCAATCCATTCCCAAGAATTTACATCATTAAAAGGTTTTGTTGTATCATATTTGTGCCATGTTGTCACTCTTGAAAAATCAGTAATTGGAAAGATGGCGCTTTGTTCAACAAAGTTTGTGAAAAAATACATATATTTACCATCAAAACCAACAGCTTGACTAAATTCAAAATCATTCGCACGAATTAACGTATCTCCTGTGAAATATTCCCAAGACGATTGTTGAAAAATTGATAGTGTGGTGTCATATCGTGAAAAGGTTCCATTTGAACCACGTACAGAACTTGAACCCATGTATAGGTATCTCCCATCAGATAACATCAAGGAGTTGTACAGTGGATTTGGAGAAAATGTACCAGCGTCTGTAAATAGATATCCGCCGCTAAGTGTATCCCACTGTGCTATGTATGGAGATACTGTTGCAAAATAGATATATCGACCATCGAATACAGGCTTGAAGTAATAATTCGTATTTGTAAGTTGTTGTGCATCAAAAATACCAGGAAAAGCATCTTTCACAGATATCGGGGAGCCTGTGGCGGGACCTGAAGGTAAAAGAATAATTTGATATGAAGCCGATGAGTTAAAATCGCCAGTCGAATCATATTGTAGCCATATTAAATTACTATGAAGATTAATTGCTGGTATATGTGCGGCACCTGTGAGTGTAGCAGTTGCATACGTCAACGTTCCAACGACAGTGACATTTAAACCAACTTGCGTCATTGAAGAAATTACGCTGCTCGATGGAAATATAGTTGGACCGGCAACAGATGTAGTTGACCCATATGTAGCCCAGAATGTTTGTAGAGCTGCTTGGTCAGCTGGAGACAACGGAGCTGTTTTATTGTAAAACCGATATGTAACGGTCCATATTGTTTGCGTTCCATCAACTGTACCGCTCACCAAACTCGTAAACGTTGACCCAATGATATAATAATTTACTGCATATTGCAAGTACACGTAGCGAGCGTCACTGAGTACAGTAATAATTGTGTTATTTGCATCGCCATATGGGATGACTGGAAATACAGAAAAAACACCTACCGTACTCGTCGTCCATGGGGTTGTGCTCGCTGCAAGCACGGTATTTAAATCTGCTCTTTTGAGATACGGACCTGCTGATCTGTATATGGTTCCGCCGTTTACAGTTATAAACGAACCACTGTAAGCACCTCCCGGCGTCCATTTATAAAATGTTCCGGTATCTTCGTTATAAAATCGAAATGAAGAATCAGACTGCAATGGACCCATGATGACGTAGTTTTTCCAGCCGATAACCGACTGTACATTGAAATTATTTATACCATCAGCTGTAATAGCTTGAAGGTTTGATGTTACATACGAAGCTCCATCTAAAAACCCGTTTGTTGTGATTAAATTCGAAGGAAGATTTTCAAATTTTTCATACTCAATGTCGATTCGGACATCCTGATTGTAAAGTGCTTTCATGTTCAGTTTGTCGGTGTTAAATGTCAAACGCGTATAGTATTCTCTCGGTGCATACACTGGTGACGTGTCATTTTTGCCTTCCAGAATCGTAAGACCTGCCTGATTTTCATAGGCGACGCCGAGGTCATCCTCGATGATGAGTCTTTCACTCGTGAGTTTATCAATCGTCTGACCACCGATGAGAAGCGTCGCGCTCTTGACGAGCCTACATGCGACTGAATCGACGTATGAAAACCCGACGTCAGGGGGTGGTGTGAACCCTCGGATCCACCCCGCCTGATAGAGTGTAAATGGAGCTGTAATGACACCATTCACAAATCTGTACGCCTTGAACCCCCCTGTTGTCACAAAATCAAACGACCGTGGATCAAACCCCCAAAAAACACCGCTCATGTCATCTGGGAAATAAATGTAATCGTACACTGTCGATGTGAACACAAACTTGATAAGTGAAGCGTCGTACGCCACGTCTATGTTGGCTGTTCCTACGAAATTTGTCGTCCATGCAATCTGGAACTGTGTGTTAAAGTATCCGACAAAATCCCCGGGCTGGATAGCGACGGTTCCATTTGGGATGTACACGGCACCATACACCTGGTCTGTGTACAAGGGATACACATATCCAGGTCCTAAGGGTTCATATAATGCCGGTAAAGTTGAACGAAGGGTAAATCGTTTCGAAAAGTCACCTTTTGTCGGAAGCCTACAAGTCGATGTATCGCCGTAGTACACTGCAGTCTGGTCAAATGGAACTTCGTACGAATATGCCATAAAGTTTTTTGGTTTCTCGTACTTGACCTCAAAGTAGGTTCTGTTTGGGTGTTCTGACAACCACTGGTCTTCGTGACCATGTCCAGCCAGCAAAATTTGTGATGCTGACATACTACTCTATCACAAGAAAACATTCAGCGCGTGTTTCACGTGCGGAAAAAACCCAGTATACCATTAGGAAATGACCAATTTGCAGCTCAAAAAGTTTGACCCGAGCAAGATTGGCGACGACAAGGTGTGCGTATTCATCGGCAAGCGCGGCACAGGCAAGTCAACGCTCGTCACAGACATCATGTACCACAAGCGACACCTACCCGTCGGCATCGTCATGTCTGGTACTGAGGATGGGAACCACTACTACAAGCAGTTTATCCCCGACCTGTTCATTTATGGCGATTACAAGCGAGACGCCATCGAAAAGGTGCTTGAGCGCCAGAGGCGAATCGTGTCAGGGGGTGGAAAAACAAGCGCCTTTTTGCTTCTGGACGATTGTATGTACGACAAGGCGTTCATGAAAGACACGTGCATCAGGCAATGTTTCATGAACGGGCGTCACTGGAAAATATTCTTTTTGCTGACGATGCAATACTGTATGGACCTGACTCCCGACCTGCGTGCCAACGTCGATTACGTGTTTGTGCTCCGTGAGAATGTGATTCAGAACCGCGAGCGCCTGTACAAGGCGTTCTTCGGCGTCTTTCCGACGTTTGACATGTTTTGTCAGGTGATGAACGCCTGTACAGAAAACTACGAGTGTCTCGTCCTCGACAATACGAGCAAATCGAACAAGATTGAGGATTGTGTCTACTATTACAAGGCACCTATCCGCAAAGGATTCCGGATTGGATCCGAAGCCATGTGGCAGTACCACCAGAACAACTACAACCCACGACACGTCTCAGCACCCCTAATCACGTCTGGAACACCTGCAGGGAGTGCACGACGTCCAGGTGTCACCATCAAAAAGGTCTAAACCCGTCTCCACCGCAGGTGGAGACACTGTCACTGCTTCGCGGCGGACAACCAGAGACACTTCGTGTCTCCCCCTTGGACTGATTGCGCCCCCGTTCCCTAAAAGATTTCACTGGAAACAGTAGAGATGATTATCGAGAATCTCGATTTCAACGGATCGAGCGACATCCTGCAGTACATTCCTCAGGTGGAACCCATGCAGCCTCCGGTCCAGCACCAGAGTTCATTTGGTGTCCCGGATGAACTTCAGCCGGTGTACCAGACGCGCGCGATTGAACAGCGCGAGTTATTTAAACCCGAAATAAAACCTCCTCAAATAGAAATGGATTTCTCTACGGCAATTTCCGACGTTGTTCCAAGTGCTGATTTCGACATGGGTCCATCAATGGGTGGTGGCGGTCCATACAAAAACCCACAGAACAACAGAGTCTCTGGGCTGAGCCTGGACAATGCGTCCGCAGGCCCAGCTCCTTCATCCTCTTCAAAGAACCCATTTGGTCTGACTGACGACCAGTTGAACGCAGCTATCGCAGGCATTGCCGCAGTCGCTGCGTTCTCCAAACCGATTCAGAACAAATTGGCGGATCTTA